GACCGAAACTCAACATGGAGATCATCAAGTGGCATCCCCCCGAATTGAAGCCGCCCGACTGGGCCAGCGCAAGTACACCGGCAAGCCCTGCAAAGCCTGCGGCGAAACCGAAAAGTATGTGATCAACGCGGCCTGCGTTGCCTGCACCAAAAACGCCAAGAGCGCCAATGAATCCAAGATCCGCGAGATCATGGACCAGGCCAAGGCAGGTGCGTGATGACCTACCGCATTAAGGGCTGGGTCAAATTCCAGCATTTCAAAGACCGCAGGCCACCCTGGATCAAGCTGTATCGCGACATCTTGGAAGATCCTGATTGGCACGACCTTGACGGTGACACGGCCAAAATCTTGGTTGCTCTGTGGTTGATCGCAAGTGAAGACGACCAACAGGAAGGGCGACTGCCTGATGCACGCCGTCTTGCTTTTCGACTTCGCATCTCTGAATCCAAGGTAAATCAAGCGCTTACCAAGCTGTCTCACTGGCTGGAACAAGATGGTATCAACACGATATCAAGTGGATATCAAGTTGATGCACCAGAGACAGAGACAGAGACAGAGACAGAGACAAAGAAAGAGAAGAGAGAGATACAGAAGGCACTTGCGTGCCCTGATTCTGTAAACCCGTCGACATGGTCTGATTTCTTGCAAGTCCGAAAAGCAAAGAAAGCACCGGTAACAGCGGCGGCTATTTCAGGCATCGAGCGCGAAGCACGCAAAGCGGGCTGGTCATTGGAAAAAGCATTGACCGAATGCTGTGCAAGAGGATGGGCAGGGTTCAAAGCTGACTGGGTCAACAAGGACCAGCAAAACAAAACCCAGCACCAGATCAACCAGGAGGGCATAGCACGCTCACTTGGTCTTTTACCAAAACACGACGAATACCAAGGCACCACTATCGAAGGAGAAATCTATGACGCAGAACCCAATACTCCCAAACGCTTGGGTTGAGAAGATCTTTGCCAGGCTCCAGGGCATCTATGGCAGAGAGTTCACCGGGCAGTACAGCACCGGCATGGTCAACGGCATTGACGCTGGCCTGGAAAACGCAAAGGCCACATGGGCTGAAGAACTGGGCAACTTTGTGAAGTGGCCAGAGGCAATCGCATACGCCCTGGAGCATTTGCCAGAACGCGTGCCGAACTGCATCAAGTTCAAAGAACTGTGCCGCATGGCGCCACGGCCAGAGCCAGTGAAGATAGAGCACACGATTTCTGAAGAGCAAGCAGAGATCAACAGAGCCAGGGTTAGAAAAATGATGGACGAACTGCGTGAAAGGATGGCAATGCCAAAGGTGAAATCATGAGCAACGAAAATGAAAAAGATCCAATTAAAGCCAGCGTTGAATACCTGGTTATGTGCGGCTGGTCTGAAGACCAAGCAAAAAATTTAATCAAAGCAATCAAAAGCGAAAAGTCCGGAGAGCACTTGTGGGAGATCGCTCCAAAGTGGATCGACCATTGCGGTGAAAGCATGAAGTATGTACACGCAATGCTTGGCACTGTTGCTATGGGATTGGTGACGGTTACAGAAGGTGAAGACGGAGAGTGGATGTTCAAACTCAATGACGAAGGAATGGGCGTTGGTGCGCAACTGAAGGAGCAATCATGAGCGAAGTAGTTGACGATATTGGCCATCTATTTGCACACCGCCTGGCCATCATGTTGGAGTGCGCATTGCTTAGTCCAGAAAAAACATGGGATGAGGCGCATGCATTGCTTGATGAGTATCACCAGGCACTTTATGAACGAGACAGGGCAATGGGTTTGCCGTATGTCAGTGGATTTGGAAAGGATTGATATGAGCATGATCAAAACAATTGGAGTGTGGCTGTTTTTGCTGGCCGCGTTTTTAATCGTCAACCAGATGGACTACGAAGACGCAATCAAAGAAGAACAGCACTACTGCGACATGGTGCGCGAAGGTCACTGGCCAGCATACAAGCCGGAGATTGATTGCAAGCGCATCGATCAAGAGCACATGGTGCGGGGTATAAAGCTATGACCTACGGAAACGCGACACAAGACTACCAGGGGCGGCAAGATGTCGGCGTCAACATTGGTGAAGAGATCTTCGAGCAGTGGTGCGCACGCAATGGCTGGAACTGCACACGCCTTGGCTTTGATGAGAAGTTTGCCAATGTCGGTGCGTTCTATAACCTGAACCCAGTGCTACGCAACATGCCCGACTATGTCATTCAGCGCGAAGAAAAAACATTTGTCGTGAATGTCAAAGGTACACCGAACATCAAAGAAAAAGAGCGCATGCTGTTGCCTCAATTGATAGATGCCTATTCGACACAGAAGGCGCCACTGATCTACATGTTTTGCATACGCACTCAGCGCGTTAAGTTTGCAGAGGCAGAGCACATCATTGAACTGTATGACATCGAGTCAGACAAGAAGTGGAACGACGGCGTGGTGTACCGAACAATCAGACTGGAGTATGTGCGATGAACATTGGTCACATCATGATGCTGATCGGCGAACTGCTGATTGGCGCAGGTATCGGTGTCGCACTGGTTGGTGTGGCAATATATTTTTATTTAAGGAGAGGTGAATGAAATTTGCACGAATATTTGATGTGGTCCGATATGGCCAGATCGTCATGTTGAAACAACAGAACGAAGAGGGCGCACCTGAGTTGCGATTCTTTTGCCAACCCGAAGGCATGGGCGTGTGCTCATTCGCTATTGGCTGGAATGAGGACAGCGGTGAAAGCAAGATCGAACATGCATTTGAACACATGGTCATGCGTGAAGCGATCGAGATTGTCGACGGCTGGTTCAAGCACATGACTTCATTGGAACAAACGCATTGACACAGCGCAATCAGTACGAGATTGATGTCACGCTCCACGATGGGCGTGTCGTTGGCTCCTGGTCAAAGGAATGGATGACTGAATGCGAAGCCAAGCACCTGCTCACCATGCCACTGTGGAAGCGCAGGGATGAACTCGACGAACGAATCAAAAGACGAGGCGTCAAATCAGTAGAACAACTTAAGGCCGTGATGGCCTCGATGCACATACAAAGAAAAAAATGACAGCACTACAGCAAGCAAAAAAAATTTTGGATCTAACGCGTGAGGGATGGAACATGTCCCCACAACGAATAAATTGGGCGCTCGAAATTACCGGCGATATCGTTGCGGAAAATTCAATGATGATGCAAAATCAATACTGTGCAAGTTCGCACGACACTCGAGGAGATCATCATGGGCTATGGAAAAGACAAGGGCAAGAAACCCCCGAAGCGTTAAGCAGTACCGAATTGACATGAAATGAAGGGTAAGAAGCGGGTGCAATTTGTAGCTGTAAATGAACAGGGATACCGCATTGGCGCATCCCATCACAATGCCCGCCTTCCAGATGATGTTATAGACAAGATCCGTGACATGCACGAAGACGAGGAAGTGGGCTACCGCAAACTGGCCAAGATCTTCGACATCCCTTTGAGCACCATCAAGAAAATTTGCAAGTACGAGCGACGAGCACAAACCCCTGATAGATGGAAAAAAATCATCGATGAAACCCAAGACTGAAAAAAGACCACCAGGCAGGCCACCAGAGCCAGTGCCACAGGACCGGGCCGACGAGATCTGTGAATGGATCACGACCGGGAAAACCCTGCGTGAGTGGTGCAGGAACAATGGCATCCACTACTCAACCGTGTACCTTTGGATGGGAAAAGACAAGGAGTTTGCTCAACGCTTCGCGGAGGCGCGTGAAATAGGCACAGACTGCATTGCCGACGACGCGCTTGAGATCATTGACACCAAGCCAGAGATGACTGGCGGAGACAATCCCAAATACGACAGCGCCCATGTGGCCTGGCTACGCAACCGGGCAGAGTACCGGCTCAAGCTGTTGGCCAAGTGGAATCCCAAGAAGTACGGCGACCGCACAACCCTGGCCGGTGACCCTGACAACCCATTGATGGAGCCGATGGACGATACCCAGCGTGCGGCCAAACTGCAAGCGATCCTGGCCACAGCACAGGCGCGGAAAGTCAAGAATGGCGGCGGCGTTTGACCCTGCCTTGCTGGCGTATCTGACCGATGAGGAACGAGCAGAACTCGACTCATTACTGACCAGCGACAAAACACTGTGGCGCCCACTGCCGGGACCACAGACCATGGCATACGAAAGCCAGGCCGACATTATTGGCTACGGCGGCGCGGCGGGTGGCGGCAAGACTGACCTGGCCTGCGGCAAAGCATTGACCAGCCATCGCAAGGTTGGCATCTTTCGCCTAAACGGCACCGAGTTGACCGGCGTGCTGGACCGCATCACCGAATTGATTGGCAGTCGCAATGGGTACAACGGCAAGGACAACATCTGGCGCATGAGGCGCATCGATGGCGTGGCCATCCAGGTCGAGTTTGGATCGTTTCCAAACCCAGACGATGAAAAGAAATACCAAGGCCGACCGCATGACCTGCTGGTCTTTGACGAAGCGGCCAACATGCGCGAGTCTGCCGTGCGCTTCTTGCTGGGCTGGTTGCGTACCACTGTGCCTGGCCAGAAGTGCCAAGCCCTGCTGACATTTAACCCGCCGACCACAGCCGAGGGCCGGTGGATCGTCCAGTTCTTTGCGCCATGGCTGGACAAGAAAAACCCAAACCCGGCAGAGCCTGGCGAACTGCGGTACTTTGCGACCGTCGATGGCAAGGATCTCGAGGTCGATACGGGTAAACCCTTTACTCACAACGGCGAACTGATTACGCCGCTGTCGCGCACCTTCATTCCTTCACGCATCAGTGATAACCCTTACCTCATGGGGACAGGCTACATGGCACAACTGCAATCACTACCCGAGCCACTGCGCTCACAAATGCTTTATGGCGACTTCCAGGCAGGCATGGAGGACGATCCTTGGCAGGTGGTGCCCACGGCATGGGCAGAGGCCGCTATGGCCCGCTGGAAGCGTCCTGACAAGCTGGCGCCGATGGACAGCCTGGGCGTCGATGTGGCCCGAGGCGGCAAAGACAACACGATTTTGGCCAGGCGCCATGGCATGTGGTTTGATGAAGCGCTGGCTTACCCCGGCAAAGCAACGCCAGACGGTCCGACCATTGCAGGCCTGGTGGTGTCGGCCATTCGGGACCGGGCGCCAATTCACATCGATGTCATTGGTGTTGGCTCCAGCCCCTACGACTTCCTGAACGAGATGGGCCAGCAGGTGCTGGGCGTCAATGTGGCTGAGTCAGCCCTGGGCACCGACAAGTCTGGGCGCCTGCGGTTCAAGAACCAGCGCTCTGAACTGTGGTGGCGCATGCGCGAGGCGCTCGATCCATCCAACAACACCGGCATTGCGTTGCCTCCAGATCAACACCTGCTGGCTGACTTGTGCGCACCGACCTGGAAACTTGTGGGCCAGACCGTGGCCGTGGCCAGCCGGGAAGAGATCCTCGACAAGATCGGGCGATCACCTGACTACGCGTCGGCCTACTGTCTGGCACTGATGGACACGCCCAAGCGATCGATCATGAAGGAACTGGGCCGCTACAACAAGAGGGAAGAGTATGACCCGTACAGCAAACTTTGAACAAGTGGCCACTGGCCTCGATGTCGCGCCCTTGCTGGCCAGGCTTAATGCCATGCCGCACTTGTGGGACGAAATCACCGCACGCCAGGAGTACACCGGCACAGCACATACTGACACACACTGCATCTACCCGCGTGGCCCGTTCAAGTTCACGCCCTACTTCTACATGTTCGACATTGGGGCGTACGACTACCCGGTGATGGACACGCTGGCCGATGTGCTGGTCCCGATCCTACGGCCACTGCTTACCGATGTGCTTAAGGTCGACGCCCTGGGCCGGGTGCTCATTGTCAAACTCAAACCTGGTGGCGTCATCACCCCGCACACTGACGAAGGCACCTACGCAGATCACTATGCCCGCTTTCATGTGGCCGTCACTGGCACAGACAAGGCGACGCTGACGGCAGGTGGCGAGACGCATCACCTCGAGCCTGGTGACGCGTGGTGGTTTAATCACAAGGTCAAACACTCAGCACGAAACGACGGCG